TATAAGACTGTGTTAGACTATCTTTTCTCTATCCGCACATAGAGTATTGCAATAATACTTGCATTTGTAAAGCCCCCTTTTTAGGGGGTTTTCTTTTATAGCGCGATAAACTCATCTAAATTGTATTCTAAGGCACTGCAAATCTTGATGGCAGTATCTAACCTCACGTTGGTTTTATTGCGCCAGATGTTAACCTGCTGTCTGTGAACGCCAACCAGTCGTGCAAGCTGTGAACTGTTTACGTTTTTTTCTTGCTGTGCCTTCTTTAAGCACTGGCCAAAATCTATCATTGGGTTTTCTCCTGTGGTATATTGTCGGTGATGGTTTTCCCCGATCATCACTCCTATGGTTTACCCGCCCTTCGGGGCGGGGTTTTTAACTAGAACGGAATGTCATCTTCTAGTAAATCAGCTTCCTGCATTACCTCTTTAACCTTCTCGGTATTGCTAGGTGCGCTACCATCGGTATAAAAGACTTTGACGTTACCCAGTATTGGTGTTTTCTCGCCTGCCTCGCGCTCTTCTTTGCTCTGGCTATGGCTGATAAAACCGTTGTTGTCATACTGGTCTTTGTTATCAGTATCGACAAAGGTTGTCAGGTCTAAGTATGTTCCCTTAGCACCCTTATACAATCGCGACTTGTCGATCTTAGTTACATCTATTCTTACGTTTAATCCTACTTTCATCATCTTCTCCTATCTTGGTCTTGGGCAAAATGCTATGCCGCTAGTTGTTGTGTGAACTGCTTGTGAGCCAAAGCCGCATCTCCATGTGCAGACAACACCGCCTTGTCCCTTAATTTCTGCAACCTTAGTCCAAAAACATGAACTGTAAACTGCTGTACTCATTGATAGTAAACTCAAAGCTATAATTAACTTCTTCATCATCTTCTCCTAGTTTGCTTCCCTAAATTCAGGGGTTTTCATTATGGCGCGTTCTTGAGTGCTGAACACCCCGCCTTTGCTTGGTGCTTTCCATAGCAGTTGTTTCTCCGTATCTGTTAACTCTCGCCATGCCTCATTAGCGGTAGATAGATCGCCAGTAGCAATACCGTCTTTAATCGCCTTAACGCTAGGCAAAAGGTCAACAATCATATCTTGATAGGCTTCTTTTTCTTTGCTTGCATCTGTAAACTCTTGCGGTTTAACCTGCCCCATGTATAGGCACATACCTAAGCCATGCATTGCAATCGCCTTAACTAAACAGCGTATACGCGCATCAGATATATCTCTGCTAGATGGGTTCTCGATAGCCTTGTTTCTAAAGTCCATAACAGGCAACCACATAGAAATAGCCTTGCCCTCTACAGTTACTGTTACCTCGACCTCTACAGTGTTGGTTTTCTCGCACCATCTAGGCTCGCTGTAGCTGTAACTAGAATCAGGATAGTGTTCGCAGAGGGTAGACCAAGCCCACCCCCACGATAGATAATGCAAGCCACCTTTAGTCTCAATGTGATTAGACACATCAATCTTTGATAGCGTACTCCATACGTTACTCATTTATATTCTCCCATAGTTTGTTTTATAAAAGGTTCAAAGATGTCCTCGTTATACCAAGAGGCGCAGGCTTCTTTGGCATACTGCTCGCCATAGCCTCTGTAGTATTCATCTGAATCGCAATCTCTTGCTTGATGACCATGAACGCAGTCCCATTCTCCGCGCTCGTAGTCAGAAAGTTTGTTAATGTCTGTCATTTTTTATACCTCATTTGATTAAGTGACAAGCAAAGGTTAAACGATTACTTAACAAATGTAAACAGTTAATTTAACTTTAGGCAAAAAAAAGCCCCACATAAGTAGGGCAAAGGGAGTACACTATGAAACTAGTAAGACCAGATTGCTTCTTCTGGGAAATAATCGCGGTCAGGAAAGTCTTCTTTCGTACAAATGTCTAAGTGGATAAATCTGTTCATTCCTTTTTGCTGTACGCCAATGCGGGTAATACCGTTAGCAATAGCGACTGATACTAACTCCATCGCCTGCGCTCCACTTACTGCAATGTCGATAGCCTTGCCTGTGCAGTGTGCGCCTGTAGCTTGCTTGCGCGACTCGTTAGGGTGAGTAGGATGCCTATAGGCGCTAGTTACTCTGAAAGGAAAATCGCATTCTTCTCGAATCTTGTTTAGTAGATCAAGAAACTCTTCATCAAACTTATACTCGCCAGTATGCTTGCACTTTAATTCACGCTCTGAAAAGTAGCTTTTTTTCTTAGCTTTCTTTGGCTTTTTTTCTTCTTTAATTTCTTCTGTCATATTAACCTCTAATCGTCTTTGACCAGTATAGCTTCTAAGAAAATGCTGACTTCGTTTTCACTAGAACTGCTTTTAGCCTCAAAGTGAAAGTCTGATTTCTCGCCTATCTTGAATGGTACTTGGCGATCAAAGCTAACTTGGCTTGTTGAAAATGTCGCTTCTGCTACTCGTAAAGTCCGACCTGCACTAGTAGTAACAACATTACGGAACGTCAAATACTTTTGCCCATTGTTAGTACCTGAGCATACATCAATTCTGAGTAAATATAAACTATGACCTGCGGGTACAGTGTAGACACTGGATTGGGTTGTGCCTAAAGTAGCACCGATAAATCCATAGGTTGTGCCGCCATTCGCAATTGTTATGGTACCTACGTTAGAACCTGCCAGAATAATAGCTGAATTAATACGTAGGAATGATGCTGTCGTAGTCACTGCAACTGTGCCTGTCAGGGTTACTGTCTCGCTGATCTCTGCATAGTTAGCATCTAGCCCACTGATTAATACATCCATCGTGTCGCTTGCTGATGATGATACTGCTGTCATCTGTACGGCTGATGTAGGGAATGTATAGTTCCCGCCATCATCCCAAATCGTCTCAAAGGCAGTGCCGATAGTGCGATTAAAACCAAAGATATTCAATGGTCTTGTATCCCACATATTGCCTTTGACAATATCGTGAAACAGGTGCGGTGTTGGTCTGTCTTTGTGATACTGATACATTTTATTTCCTCATATTCATTAGCTTGCTAACACCTTTGATGCCAAAGCTAGAGCTAATCGCAATAAACAAAAGATACTGATACCACTCAGGCAAGCCAGATAGCGCGGTAAAGCCTTGCTCTACTCTGTCGATAACAGTCACATCATTAATAATAATAGCATAGCCAATCATAAAAATAGGCACTGCCAAAACTACTGTCCAGAACTCGTCTTTCCAACTGTGTGCAGAGGCATCAACTGCTTTAGATTCCCAGTCGGCATCATTCTTTATCATGTTCATTTTGGCTTTGTGTTTAGCCTGTTTCTCTTCTGCCTTGTTCTTCATGTAGCCACCTGCTAACTTGGCTACTGGTGCAATTAAATTCATCCACATGGTTTGTTCTCCTGTTATAAAGGCATGGCTAGGGCATCTAATGCCTGCCAAATATCATCATACTCCGTTTTGGCAGTATCCCAATTAGCCTTAATCTGATTTACATCTTCAACGACTAACTCAGCCTTTGCAACTATTGCTCTCATAGTCTCAATATCTTTCTCTAGCTTAGATACGCTTGTAGTGATTTCTAAGAGCTTTTCTTGTTGAGAGGATATAGTTGTCAGGTTTGTTCCTAAAGTGGCTAATTTCGCGCTTAAATGGCTTATATCGTTGTCTTTAAGCTGTTGTTCTATTAGCTGTATAGATTCATGCAAAGGGGCTACGTCTGGAACGCTTACCGCCTCGACCGCTTCTAGTCTTCCATACAGACTTGATGCAGTCCAAACACCCCCGCCAATGGTAGAGCCAATCGCCAAAACCACCATAATCCATGCGCCCTTAAAAGTCTGACCGCCTATCTTCAACTCACTGTCTTCAATCATTGCTCACAATCCATCTCAAAGAAACAATCATAACCCATACCAATAGGTGATGTTTTGTAGAACTCTGACTCTGTACCTAGTGCAAGAATATCTGCTTCGCTGTAGTACATATCAAGTCCGTAATTACCACTGCCGTTAAGCATCACGACTGTTAGGTTTCTAGTTGTGTTGTAGCCCATCGCTACCCACTGCGCTCCTGCATCATAGAAAATATTAACATCAGCAGATGTAGTGTTGTTATCCTCTATCGACTGCTGTAGAAAATCTGCGGCTTCGCTGTTTGCTACGGCTAAGTAAGCTGATGCTTCGTTAGCTGATGTCTCGATCTGGTCAACACTGGTATTGTATGTTTCTACCTCTTCCTGAGTGATCGTCAGCATATCCTGATTTTCAACAACAAAGGTCTGCACTTCTTCTTCTTGTTTGGGGGTGCTTGCTGTTTCTGCTTTCTCTGCTACCTGCTGTACTGCGATCATATCAACAACCACTTCTGTAAACGTACCGATAGCTACATCCATTTCCTCTAATGAATCCATAGCCATATCTTCTAGCACCTGCTGTACTGGCGCGCCATAAGGCTGATAGTTAGCAAAGTTTTCAACAGCTAGATTGTAGGCATCGACCTGCTCTGTCGTAATGTGCGCCGTGCTAGATAAAGTGCCATCAGAAAGACCGCCGCCAGTGTGCGCGTAATCCATACCTGCGCCAACTAGCTTAACGCCAGTATCAATCTGATCGACAATAGCAGAACTGCTATCAATCAGGTTATCTAATTCACTGCTTTGTACTGCGGTACTTATCGCTAATAGAAATATTATCTTCTTGAACATCTGCGCTAACCTCTTTGCCTATCTGGAGAATGCCGTTGTAATACTTACGGTTATCCTTGTAATCAGGAATGTATAGTTTTGGGTTCTGCTTAATCAGCATCAACCCCCTCTTCCCCGCTACTAATCTCCCATTGCTTATAAACGGGCATGGTGAACCCGCTAGGAGCATCGACTTATAAACCTCTTCGCTCTGGCATAGCATAGACACTGCCGCCACTTTTAACCCAAGAGCAGACAGCATTCTTGAATACTTTAACCTAGTACAGTCTACGTCTAAGGTGTAACCGCCTGAACTAAACCCAATGGCAACTGTCTGCACTGAGCCTGCTGTGCCTTTTAAACAAGTATCAGAGCCGTTAGACATAAAGGTTGGGCTAATTGCAGAGCCTACAGGGATTTCGCTTGATGAACCTGCGCCATTGTAGGTGTTGCTTGTTGATGTATCTGTGGTTTGGTTGTTACTGTTGGTGACAGAGTTCTCACCATGATAAGTGTTTAAGCTACCCTCTTGATCGTTTGCCATAGCTAGTGATGTGAATAGCCATAGGATAGCTATGCGTTTCATTGTTGTGACTCAAGCAACTCTCTTATGTGAATAATGTTTTCATCCATTCTAGCTAGGCGCACTTCATGCTCGCGCTGTCTGTTATCTAAAACAGAAACCCTTTCGCCGACAGCAACAATGTCTTTAGAGTTTTGCTCAACGCCGACCTCTACTTTTGTAAATGCTCCAGAGACAGAAACAGCTTGCACTACTAATGCTAAGAATAGTGCTATGGGTACGTTTCTGCTTAGATGCCAGTTTTCCATGATTAAATACCTTTGTTGTATTTGCAATTATAAGCTAAATAGAGGCGATAATAAAAGCTAAAAGTTGTTCATACCTAACCCCTAGCTGTGTAACTTCTGTTGCATCGCTTGGGGCTTCGCTTCTATCTGTGTACTTTTGACCATCATGTTCATACCAAGTATCAGAGCAAAACACTGCATACTTAGCAGGGTCTAATCCCTCATCAATAAATGCTTGCTGTAGGTCTTGGGCTATAATGCCAAAATGGATTCTAGCATTTTCGCCTTTTTCTTCTACGCTTTGTCTGTATTTGTATTTTTTTAACAGCCCTTTACAAACGACAGCAACTCTGCGCTCTGCATCGTTAAGGTCTTCTATGTCTTGTTTTAAGCTACGGTCTGAGCCAACAATAGGATTGCTTGCTAAATATATTTTAGCCCATCTAGCGTATTGTTGCCCTAAACTGTGTGCGTTATCATCAAGACTAGCATTTTCATCAATAGGGTGTAACCCACTAAAACTAGAATTGCCTGAATAAGCCAACCTTAAACCAAAGCCATCAGGATTAATTATAGTTGGCTCTCTGCTGCTATAATTAGAGCCGCCTGTATTATCAATTCCTATATGTAAAAACTCTTTAGTAGTTCCGCTAGGGTATGTCGCATTGTCAATTTTGCCCTCAATAATTATAAAAGGACATCTTGATGTAGCTTCAATAGGTCTTGTAGTATTTTCTATAATAAAAAGACCAGTGTAAGGTGTACCTGCACTCGCAATACGTGCGCCAGTATCCTGACCAACAGCAGTTTTTTCTGTTCCAAGTTTTAGGCTTGCTGACTGACAATAGATGTCAGTAGTATCTCCGCGCAATTCAAGCAAATTAGTTGCATCAATAGATATAGTTTGACCATCTAAATTTATTGTAGATGAATTTAAATTGAATGTAGGATTTGTGCCTGTAGTTTGCAAAGTTGTTGTAGAGGTCGAACCAGTATCAGCCAATCCTAAAGAAAATGAATTAGTTATGCCGCCTGTTACGTTTTCAGATTTGAATTTGCTTAGATAAGGCACGCTAACATCTGTTGAGAATGGAATCTCTGCGCTGTAATGGGGTGAGACAACTGATAGCTGTGTTGCGTTTTCGTTTATTTCAACTGTTGTTGTTGTATAGCCAACTGTGACTTCTGTAGCTTGTTGGTTGAGTATAATCTGGTCTGCGCCTGCAACCTCTACTGTTGTTGATTCCGCAGATACGCTAACATCAGTATCAACTCCGCTAGAAGATACTGTTGTGATTGCCTCTGTAACGGTAACATCATTACCCACGAGTAACTTCTCTAGTCACTTCTGCTTTGCCTTCAATCAAACGCTGAACAGTATTATTACCACTATGGACTAGTTCAACATCATAAACATAAGAGCCTGCATCTAAATCGTCTGTAGCTGTGTGCGCCATCTTCATAATGATAATGCCATCATCGTCATAGTCAGATGTGAATGTAAAATCATGTGCTGTTGTGTCATCGTATGTTTTACGCATTGAGCCGCGCGCAGTAAAGCCATCAAGGTTTTTAACTGCACCGCCCTCTTTAACTGTGAGAGTCAGGCTAAAATCTGAACCCTGCTCAATCGTTATGTCGTATTTACCTGCTGTCATTTTAAACCTCTGGTGCGCTTGGGGGTAATGGTGTATCTACATCCATTATTAAATTGATTTCATATTCTGTGTCGCTTGTTGCGACTCCGTAAAAAAACAGAAGAACATCTTCGTTGTCAGCCTGTGCTGTACGCAGTGCAAGCATTGCCGACTCTGCATCTTCTTTTTCGCTGTGCCTGCTGTCTTCTACGTATTCAAAATAAGGCTCGTTTTCTAATCTTCTTTCATATCCTACCACAATCATTCGTTTTGCTCTCCTGTCATTCTGCTTTTCATCATTACTGTGCCATTAGTAATATTTAAAGTATCACCACTAAAAAAATGCCTAGCCCTGATTCTGCATTCATGTGATGTTTTTTCAATACCCAGAAAAGCCTCTGTATCAACAGTAAAATAGTTAGTATATGAGTTGGTTCTAATACTTGTTATTAATGTTTTAACTACTCTCCAAGTACCTGCTGATGCACTACCATAGGGGTGGTGATATATTCTAGTTGGTATTGTCGAATGAATGACCTGACCGCCTGATGTGGAAACGTCAACATAAGTTCTTGGCTCTGTAAGATACAGATTAACATTATCAACAGCAATTAAATTTCCTTGTGTTGCGGAATCGTTTTCAATAATTACGTAAACAGAATCATAATCTATCTTAACATTGTGCTGTGAACTACCGCCTGCTGAACTAATAAAACCTGTAAAAAAAGCATCAGCAATATCACTGCTTGTAGACAAATGAAACCTTGCATTAGCACTAGATTGGGAGTAAACAGTTTTATCAAACCTGTAAGTCTTACCTGCTGTCGTAGTTACTTGCTGATAAATATGCGCTTTATCTGCTGTTGCATCTTGCACAATTTGACCATATACACCATATTCACTTGTAAACGTACCGCTTACAGAAGTCCAATCGTTAGTGTTAGCAAAACTGTTATTAGCTACTAAATTATTAGCAGTAAGCGCATAAAATTGTTCAAACCTGAGATTCCTATAAGCTCTGTAGGTTGATGTGGTACCCACCTCACCAGTGCCAAATCTGTTTAAATAATTTCCTGTAATATATGCTCGCTGATAGCTGCCTGACTGAAAACTTTCGTGTGTGAAAACGCCAATGTCTCTATAAGTTATTGAGTCTGGAACTTTGACTTCAATGTATAGATAAACTGTACTTCCGACAGTTGAAGATGTGCCTGTGTATAGTGTGCCATTAAAGGTAGCTTGAATGCTTTGTGACTTAACTAGTTCTAGTTCTGGCGTAGGAAAATCAAACTCATGCAAGGTTACATAAGTATTGAAGCCGATACTCTGTCCGCTAAACTTATTAAAATACTGCTCCTCTGTAGCACCTTTAAACTTATTAGCCGTCAGAGAGTCAGTCTTAACTTGATCTGCTTCAATAGAGCCATCAACTATTAGTGCGCCAGTTATGTACTTTGGTCTTTGTACTAGTGCCATTAGCCTGGATACCTCGCAAAAGTCAAATAAAAATCAGGCGACTCTATTGTTTCTGTACCATTGCTAATTTGTAATTTATATGTATCCATAAAAAAGAAGCTACTATTGAAATATGAACTATTGAGTTCAAATCTAACAAAAACATTGGGTCTATCTATTAAGGCATCCATTTGAGTAGCTATATTGTCAAACAAACCATCTTCATAGATTACTTCGCCATCGACTACTGTACCATTGCCATCTAAAGGTCTTACTGCATTTCCTGTTGTGTAAAATGTTGCGGTTCCCATAGTTCTAAAGTTATGTGTTGATGATGAGGAGCCTTCTGCTACCATGACAAGATTATATGTATAAGTTGAACGCAGTCCAAAGGCATATTGTGCATTAAAGAAAATATCAATAAACATTCTTGAAGAATTAGGTCTTATTGGTGGATTTCTCAGGGCATTACTTACATTTACCAGTTGTGCGTACGTGTGTTTTAAGTCGTCTTTATATTCAAAACTTATTGAATCTACTACATTTCCACTACTATCTACCTGCTGAAAAATTATCTCATCACCGCCTACAGGTGGATTTCCGCCATTTGCTAAAGTTATTTCTTCTTCTGTCGGCTCTGTTAATGCATTTTCAGTTTCAACAAATATGACAGGTGCTTGGTCTGGCTCTATAACTATTCTTCTGTGGTCTTCGCTTATAGTAAACTCAGAAGAAGCTATGTCAGAATATACACCGCTAATGTTTACTGCTTGGCAAGTGACCCTAAAAATTCCTTTACGCCTATCGACTAAATCAATTAGGTGATTGACTCTAAAGCCAAAGTCTCTAGTCAAAGTAAACTCTTGAGAGTCAGTTAAGTATCTTTGATGCCCTGATGCGCCACTGTAAGGTAATTTGTAAACGTGAATCTGATAGTGCGTTATATATGGGCTAGGATTATCGTTGATGCTTAATTGTAGTTTAGGTGTAGAGTTACCATCGTCATCCATCACAACATAAAACCCTGCATCAATGCTTGTTGGCGCATCAACAGTCTTACCGTCATAGCTATTAACGCCTTGCGTAGCAGGCACATCTATCGCAGAAGATGTATCATAAATGGTTGCATTAGGGTCATCTTCGACAGCAGTTATATCAACATATACACCAAGCTCAGGGTCAGGAATAATCTGCAAGTGCTGAATCTCAAAAACCTTTTCTACATAACCAAACTTGCTGTAAGTAATTTTGACGTTATCACCTACCTTAAATCTCATGCCTGTGAGGTTTAGCTTAAGGTTTATGGTTGCTTGTTGCCTAGACTTACCTAATGTGACATAAGCTATTCTTTGCGCCCTAAAATGATTGGTTGTCATTGGCAGGTCTACATCTAATGTAAGAATCTCACCATCATCTGCAATGTAAGTTGCCACGTCTCTTATCGGGTAGTCAGTAGCAACATAGTTAGCATCTTCATTATTAAATTGACCTTTGACCGTATTGTACTGATTGCGTCTTGATGTCTTGGTTGATAGGCTAATGCCGCCAATCATCATATCCTCTGTTATTGTTGTCGATTCGCTCACCTTTGAATCGCCTACAGCAGACATAAAAAAAGCACCTGATGAATAGTAAAGTTTACCTATCATTGTTGAAAGGATGTTTTCAATGTTTGTAGATAGCTTATTACCTGAATCAATTACACCATCGCAAGTGTATCGCTTGTGCGTAGTGCTAAGGAAACTTACATCATCATCACAAATGTTTATGCAGGTTTCTAAGGCATCTAAATTGAAGCTGTCCATTGGCTCGCCTAAACCATAAACAGGGTCTCTCATGTAATCTAATAAGCATAAAGCAGGGATATTAGAGAATGTCCAAGTCTGTGGCTGATTTTCCCTATGAGATGAAACACCTAAACTAGAATCATATATATCTGAAGTGCTGTCTTTTCTTGGGTCGTAAACTTTTCTGCCATCTACGACAAAAGATACATTAGGCATACCGTTTGCAAACTTTTCCTGATCGTATCTAAGGCGTACCATGACATAAGCAATACCCTGTAACTTATGAGATGAAGTCCAAGCAGGATTAAAATCAGAATATAAACTAGGGTCATGTGACGTTTGTGAGCCGTCATAAAACTTCATGTATACGTAGGGTGACTCTGTTGCGCTAGTGCTTGCCCACCCTGACTCATAAGTGAACGTATTAGTAGAATTGTTATAGGTAGCTACTAATTCATCGTTGAAATAAACCTGATGCAATCCCTCTAACGCGGCAACAGGATTATTGTTATAAGAATAAGTATGCGCTGTGTCAGCTATAGCGTAGGCGTGATATAAATACTGATTCCCTTGCCCCTCAGTGCCAGAAAAAACAATAGTTCCACCAACTCTAGTTCTACCGTAAATTAAACGTCTAGTAGCTACTGAGTTTTTGGCTGAGATCGTTGTCCCGCCCTGACCTGCATTTAAAGTAGGAATCTCACCTTTAGGCATCAAGGCTCTTGATACTGCACCTAACGCAGTGAATGCCGCAGTAGTAGCAACAAAAGCACCAAGAGTCATGCCACCTGCCGCTATTGCCGCGCCTGTTGCTGATATTAAACCCGCTACTAATGATACTGCCATTATTCGCCTATATATTTACTGTAGATGCGCTCTATCTGTTTGAAGCCCATACGTTCTAATAGTTTGTCAAACGGCTGATGTATCTTCGTATTTATTATCATCAAAGACACGCCCATTTGCGTTAATTGTTCTTCTGCGTACTTTATCAGTTTATAGCCTGCACTACCATTCCTGTGGTCAGGGTGTATGAAGATAACATCATTAATAGCAAACTTGTGGTCTTGATAGTGCATAGATGTGCTTACTGTTACAGCAAAGTAACCGACTAGCTTACCATCTTGCCTCGCAGTAAATAGCTTTAGGATGCCTGATTCATCAAGATTAACGTACTCAGCCCAGTTTGGATTGAGTTTGATTTTGTCTTTGTTTAACGCTATTAGTTCCCAGTGTAATTCTAACAGGCTTTGCATTTCTTTCTTAACAAATACTAGCCTCTCTAATGCAAACTCCATGAACTTCCCCTTATGCGTTTCGACCCCATACAGACACTTGCTCTTGAATCTCGTTAACTAAATCTAAGCCTCTGTCACTGCTATAGTAGTTTTTCTGGTCTTGATGTGTATATCGTCTGCTATGTGTTCTGCCAAGCCTTACTAGGTTGCTTTCAGCGTTTAACTTAATGTATGCGCCATCACCGCTATCCTCGACAGTCATTATGTCCATTCTGCCGTCAAACAAAGTTATTAGCTTCTCACTACCTGCGTTACCGACAATGTTACCGTCTGCATCTAGCAAACCTAAATAAACCTTAATGCTCTTATTTTGATAGTCTTCTGTTACGGCTTTTGTTAGCAAGTTAGTTGCTCCCGCATCTGATGAAAGGGCTAATGTTAATGTGATACCTGTTGCACCTAAATCACTTGTTTCTTCAACACCGCCAAAGCCTAAGATGCCACCCGCCCCAATATAGTTATTACCGTTGTGGCTTATATTAGCACCTGTGCTATTCATATATACAGGACTAGTGAACATAGCATCAATAAACACAACAGGTCTTACAACCTCGTTATCTAAATCTTGCCAGACTGTACCGTTTACGTCTCTGCCCATAATTACACGCTATGAAATGAAAAAGATATTTTATGTCCCTCTGTAACATCAACACTGAAGCCAGTCTTGTTGTCCATGAGCCTGAAAGTTCCAATAGGATTAGTAGTGATTAAATCTTCACCAGTGCTGTAGCTTATATAATTTGCTCTAGGGGATACATTATGTTCATCATTAATGTTACCGCTATAGTCTTCGCTCATCATAAATAATCTTCTACTGCCTGCGCTACCCAAGCTAAAGTAGGTGCCTCTAGTTAGACTGTGGTCAGGTGTAACACCAGTTTTAGGTCTTATATGTATATGATTCTGTGTGCTGAATGCAGAGTTTAACTCATAGTGATTGGAAAGGTTTTGCGGTATAGCAAACTGGAAAGTCCCTCTCCTGCCTTGTACGGAGTTTAAAAAGCCGCGCATATTTCTAGCATCTTCACCATACAATGGTCGGGTCGTTATTGTGCCTTCCCATCTGTCTGCGCCATAGTCTTGAATTTGCTGTGCAAAACTAAAAGGTGACTCAGATACGCCAACTTTATTAACTAGTGCTAGGTTGTAAGATTCTATTAGCGTTCTACCGTCACCGCCAATAGGCATAAATACTGGAAAAGTTACTGACATTATTAGTTCCCTATTGATCTGGCAAAAGTACCACCACGCATAGCTGACTCTGAAACAGCTTGTTTTGCGCTCTGTGCAATCTGTGGCATTAGGTTTTGTATCTCTGCGCGGACTGTTTGTTGAACGCCAGTGGTTACATTGATTGTTTGATTAACAACTACGCCACCCATTCCCTGACCTTTAGTGTGGTCAATGACAGTCTCGTTAGGATGCAGTATAGCAGGGAATCCACCTTTACCATCTAATCCACCTGCCCTTGCGCCTGAGCCAGTGAAGCCGCCGCCATTTAAATTCATTTTGAACGCAGACATATCGACTGTGCTACCAAACGGCTTTTGCGTTATATTTGTCAAAGCACTGCCAGTGGTTGTGGTTGTTGGTGCGCCAAAGCCGCCTACAAATCCTTTTATAGCTTCAAAAAGTGGGGCAGTGATGTAATACTGAACAAGCATTTTAGTAAGGCTATCAACAACACTTTTAGCAACATCTTTCATTCCATCAGCGAAAGACTTAGCCCCTGTGATTGCATCTGTAAAGCCTTTAGTGAGACTGTTAGAAAGAACATTAGCAACACTAACCATGTTTTCCTGTAGTGACGGGATAGCATCTTCTGCGGCAGAAATACCATCTTTCCAATCATCCCAGATATTTCTATTGTCTTTTGTGTTAATACTGTTTTTAATTAATGATTCATCTAGAGGTGCAAGACTGTTTTTGAATTTCTGTATGCTTAGTGCGGCATCTAAAAAGAATCCACTGACAGTGCCAACATTTGTGTCAAATTGTATGTCAGTTATCTCGCCATCTTCCATCAACTGCTTTAACCCAAGATAGAAAAATGTAACCCTATCAGCCGCTTTTTCAAATCCCTGTGCAACTTTTGCAATACCGCGTATCAAAGATATAAAGCCATTGAGGACTTTTTCCCTAATGATTTCAGCAAACCTTGTCATGTTGCCGCCAACAGCATCAATCTGCTTGGCTAATTTGTCTTTTAGCGCAGTTGCTAGACTTTCTATTACTGGTGCGAATGCTCCTACTATCTGGTCTCTAACGCCTTTTAAAATAGCAAATAACTTAGTAATTGCATCGTTTGCCTTTTCAACGCCTTTAGCGGCACTAGAAGACATAACAATGCCAAGCGTTTCAGCTTCTTTAAATAGTTCCTGTAAGCCCTCTTTCCCTAAAGCTAGGGTATTGACTAAAGAAACGCCCTCAGAGTCAAACAGCTTCATAGCTAGGCGCACTTTATCGGCAGAATTTACTTGCTTGTCAAACGCCTCAGACAGAGCAATCATCTGCTCATCTAAGGGCATAGTAAGCAATTCTCTTGCGTTAATGTTTAATTCTTTGAGCGCGCCTTTTGCTTCACCAGTTCCTCTTGCCGCCTCAGCAGTTCTGCGTACAAAACGCTGCAATGCCATATCCATAGTTTCTGTAGATACGCCAGTCAGTTCAGCCGCGAACCTCATCTTACTCAGTTCTGCTGTGGTCGTGCCTATCTTAGAGGCTGTTTTAGCTAATGTGTCTGTTGCGCGTAGCGACTGCCTAACCAGTAAGCCTAAACCTGCTACACCTACAACACCTGCAAGCGCAGTCTTCATGCTTAGTACGGCAGAGCCAACAGCCTTAATGCCTCTAGCGGCAGAGGCTAATGCGCCTTTAGTTTTGTCAAAGGCTTTAATGGTAATGTTTAAATTTTGGTTAGCCATCAGAATCCTTTAGTAACGTGAAGTAAGCCATCCACTCATTGAACTCAGTAACGCTTATCTGCTCTACTTCTTCAATAGTCTTATGTAGCCGATCAGCCAGAGATATTAAATTCATTCTATGGTGATCGGTTCTTAGTTTTTTGCTAAATCTTCCTCAGACTCGATCTCAGCAAACATCTGATTAGCAATCTCACTAATTACAGTTGTTTCTTCTGACATCAACTCAACGCGGTCTTCAATCCCATTAAACAACTTAGCACCAGTATCGTCTTGCGCTTTCATAATGATTAAATCAACCATAGCACTGATAGTGGTGTTAGTCATAAAGTCAGGGTGTTTCTTCTGTAGCTGATTTAAATCAAAGCAAGTTATAGGCTTGCAATATAATTTAAATGCACCAGACTCATCACCCCACTCTGGAACCACGACTTCCCTTGTCTTAATCTCTCTGCGTTCTCTTAACTGTTTAGCCATTCCCATGATTTATACTCCCCGTATTAAGCTACTGTAACTGCTGTGGTTAGCTGTAGTGAAAAACTAGCTTCTACCATGCCATCATAAGATGCTGTTACTGTCTTGCTTGTTACAATACCTTGACCGCTATAGTTTTCACCAGTTGCGCCAGTTGGTTGAACTTGGAAATAAAGCGTGTCACCTACGTCAAAATGGTCTTGCTCGCTAGTGCTTGCAGAATCCCATAGTGCATCAATACTTACTGTTCCTGTTGTGAAGCTAGGAACAAAAGTTCTGTTAGTGTCACCCATAGAAGTTGATTCAATAGTATCAGCAGTTTCTTCGATACTGAATGAACGAACCTCGCCCACTGCTGTTACGGTGCTAGTTGTACCTACTCCAACAATGCCTGAATTACCCGCATAAGCTGTCATTTTTCTTACCTCATAAAGTTAAAGTGTACCGCGCTGATACCTATACAGTACACGCAGTGTAATAATTACGCCCCCAACAGGGGCAATCGAACCCTCATCTGTTTCAATGCTAACAACCTGCGTATCTATGGCATAGCCGCCTCGCGTTCTGTCAGTATCCAAACTCTCTTCTACAGCCTCTATAATGTTGTTTCGGGCTGTGTCGATAGCTTTACTTTTTACAAAGCAAACTAACTCATAATTTATTGTTCCCATGCGGCTAGACATAGAGCCACCTAGTGTATCATCTTCTCTGTCTTCACCTGCACTTCGCACTAGTATAGCAGGAAACTGAGCGTTCGATAGCTTCTCAAATTCAAACGGCTCTCTGGTTACGTATTTAACGCCTAAGGGCGAATTAATCGCACTAAGGGTATCAGTTAGGTTGACCGCTATGTCTTCTCTAATGCTCATTTAATGTACCTGAAAAACACCTCAGCAAGCTGTCTTTCTTCTTTTCTGTTAAATCCAAAAAACGGTCTCGTCTTATTGTTGATAGCCGCTTTCTTCGCTTCTTCGCCTCTAGTAAAAAAGATAGTAGCTTTCTTATCTGTAGCCTTACTGGTCATAGAGCCTAACATTCGCCCTGTGAACTGTAGGTCTACATCTTTGCCGCGACCTTTTTTCTTTCTAAATATTCTGTATTTTTCAGTATAAGGCTTAAATCTACCTGCCTTAAAACCAACACCACTTTCAGTCCTGCTTTCAATGATGTTGATGCCCTCTTGGGCAGTTATAGATAACGCTCTTTTAAGGCTCTGCTTTACGTCTTTGCCTTTTTGCTTTAATGCCTTTTCTACCTGCTTGGCATTAGTCTTTATATTGACCTGCATTATCTACTTAATCTACCGCTATGGATAGACTTTTTCTCGTCTTCTGTTACGACACTATCATTATCAGCATCGTACTCAATGCCATCTCTTAGAATGCTTTCTAGCTCTTCGCCATAACGCGACTTGTAGAAAGTAATCATGCTCTGGAATCTGTCGCCATCAACCCAGTTAGTCAACTGAGGCAATGCGTACTTCCACAACACCAAGTAAGATGCACATCGTGTAAACTGTGAGTCTGTCAGGTATGCGCTGTTTAGCTCTCCTGATAACCCTTTCTTGTCCCACCATTCGATTCTAAGGTCACGTAGAATATCGTTCTGTGCCTTAGTATGCTCAGCAGTGAACGAGTCAATGCCTAGCTGTAGGATGTCAGGCACTAAGTCTTGTAAATCTGTGTCTGTTGAAAATGCCATTACCACTTCACCTTATCTGCCCAGTAAGCCCCAGACATCTTGCCTTTGGCTATGTTCTTTGCATGGCGCGCTTTGAACGCCTTGCGCTTTGCTTTATCTGCCGCAGATTCGTTCTTTCTAGGTGGCTTGTTATCTGCCCCCTGCTGTCCAAATCTAATCAGCTTAATCTTATCTCCTTCTTTAGCTAATACAGCGTGAGACTTAGTCGCATGACCAGATGTTCTTTTGGGCTTGTTGTAGCCACTGAACCTTTCGCCTCTATATGTAATCGCCATATTAACCTCAGAAAAAGAATAGCCCCCACCTAAGCAGGGGCATTCAGTCTTAAAGAGCCGCGTCAGCAGTGATTTTAACACCATAGCTGTCGTCTAGCTCAGCAACACCATAAACAGCAGTAGCAACTAACTCAGTGCCTCTGCGTGTAGCATTACGTTGTGTCTCAAGGTTGAACTCAGATTTAAGAGCAATAGCAAGTGCTTCTGGAGCAAATACTGCCGCAACTGCATCATCATCACCATCAACTGCAACATTAGCTGACTCATATACATCAATACCTGCGATAGTACCAACATACCCTGAACGCATAGCTTCGTTTTGTAGCTCACCGCCATTAGGGTTAACCATAGTGTTGGTTAGGTTAGCTTTTAAAGCATAGGCTTGGAACGGATGCACAACAGCCGCCATAGAGCCAGTTACTTTGTTAGCTCGTAGAGTAGCCGCCGCTTTAAATAAATCAGCAACAGTAATCTCAGAACCTGCCGCGCCTAAAGCACCAGAGAAGCCAGAGAACAAAGCAATAAGATCAGAATCAATCTTAGTAGCGATAGCGTTACCAAGAACAGTACCAAGCTCATCAGCAGGGTTGCCTGCGCCCATAGCCGCAAGATCAGTTAAAAGTACGCTGTTACCTACTTCTGAACAGGTTACTGTTACAGATGAAGTTGATACGTCAGTATCAGCAGGAGCAGTACCTTCATCCAAAGCCGCCGCAGTTACCGCAGGATACTTAGGAATTTGTACAGTTTTACCTGCCTGACCTGCAATATTGTACTGAGTTACAAGACCTAGCATTAGGCTTTGCTCTTCAGCAGTGAAACGGGCTTGCGCCACAATGTTGACAAATAGATCGTCTAAAGTTGTTGAATTAGTTCCTGATATAGCCATTTTAAAACCTCAATAAATAGAAAGAAAAATAATTTAGCCTTTCCTCTTCATAGCGGCATAGGCTTCTTTGCCACCGCTATTCCAATTCTCGACCATCCAATCCACCGATTGAGGCTTCGGAGTAGAGCCACCTGCGTTACCCATACTACCTGCACCGCCACCAGAGGCGCGTACAAAGTGTGGGTTAGCAGTCAAAAATTCTGTAACCATCTCATCGACAGATAACAGATCACCTTTATCATTATATCTAGGTGTTCCGTTATTATCTACAATCTCGACAACACCATCTTCATTAAGTCTGGTCTTGCCTTTCAGGAGTTGTGTTACCTGTGCTGTATCAACTGCGTTATTACGACTAGCGGCAGTGGTTAACTGTCCATCAATTAACGTCTCTTGCAATCTAGTTTTATAACTGTTGATAACTGCATCTTTCTTTTCGACTGTTTGCTTCAAGATAGAATCAAACTCTCCGCGCTGTTTCTGTTGCTCTAGTTCAGCCTGTTCTCGTTGTTCAAGTAACTCTTTGGCTTCATCTAAGTTAATGCCACCTAGTTTCTTGTCAAACTTGCGCTGTTCTCTAGCAATCCGATCAGCTACGATACGGTCTAGTTCTTCTTGCGAAAACGTCTTTGCCTGAGTTGTCTCTGTTGCCACTGTCTCAGTTACAGCTTCATCTACGGTTTCCATGATTTCATCGCTCATGTTACGAACCTCACTAAGAGTAATTGGTGAATCGTTAGTTTAACACAAGTTATTTCTTTGTCTTGCGTTTCTTTTTCTTTGGTCTACCGACCTTGCTTCCGTATGTTCCTGCACCCTTTGGCATAGTCTTTACCTCTTAATCAAAAACTGGTCTGAACCTATGGCGGCAGTTATAGCCACCTGCTGTAGCAAATGCGTTTGAACTACTTTTACCTGCCCACTCGCCTTGCCAAATTTCTCTAATCTCATCTATTGTGTAAACTTTATTAACGTGCTTCTGGCAAAAGTCTCTTGTTACTTCGTCATCTGCGCCTTTATAAATAAACTTTTCTGCTCCTGAATCTAAAGCAACTTTAACATTAACTGTTCTATCAAACTGCGTTAAAGAATCATGTACTTGTTGCTTAACATATCTACCCATGCCATCTGCGACAGTAGCTTTAACTGCGGCAACACTAGCGGCAAATGTAGTTCCTGTTAATGTGCTTTCATATACTTGCTTTGCTAAAACATCAAGATACTCAACACCTAAATCTTCAAGTCCCTGAAACGACATTAATTGTAACTGGCTAATAACATCAGGGTCTAAATCTATAACATCGCCATAAGTGCCTAACATTGTTACAGCATCATCAGCTACGCCTTTATAATCTCTTACAATGCTATCAACTTCTGTTAAGTATTCTTCTGTAATAATCTGTCTCAACTCAACTCTAGCATTTAACGCCCATTGTAAATCAAACAACTCACCATCTTTTAGCGGTGCAGTAGCCATTAGGTCTGCAACCCTATCTTCCATTTTTACTAACGCAGAGGCGATGCGCTCTTCATGTCTTTCAGCCAACCTTTCAACAATGCTGTAGTGGTCAGTATCAGCCGCCATTAGTTATTTCATCCGCAAAGTTGCCAATGCGCTGTGAGCCTGCTTCTATTTCTGTATGCGCTTTTACTAACGTATCATCATCTAAAATAAGATCTGCAATCTTCTTATCAATCTCTTGCGCTAATGTTTCAGACTGTACGCCAGTTGCTCGCATTTGCTGTAAAAATACTAACTCTTTGTCATAGTCTCTTAGGTCGAACGCATCAGGATAAAACACTTCTACGTCATTGGTTACTTGTTGCCACTGACAGAACAGGTCAAATATCTGCTCTTCTGCTAGTTCCAATATATCTGCTTTCTCAGCCAGTTTAGCGTTTAGCATCTGGAACTCTGTCTGCATCGCTACGCCTGACTGTGTCATTGCCTGTGTGCCACGCACTGCGCCCATGTGAGCCATACGGTTAATAGATTCTACCTTGTCCTTAATAGACTTCATTACAGCATCAAGGTTCGCCCCTGACGGTTGCATCTGGTACGGCTTTAGGTTGCCATCCATATCATCAGGCAGGTTAATGATTGCGCCTGCACCTGCACTAGCATCTGTCTCGAACGTCTTAACTAGCGTTGGGTGATTACTAATACGAATCAACTGCTCTACTTCTGATAACTCTTGGTATATAGCGCGTTGCATATAAGACACATCAGAAATATCGCTTGTACCAATGCCACGTAAAGGTGAACGGTTAGCAGGTAGGAAAACAGCAGGTATCTTGCCTAGTGTGTTGTCGATAGTCTCTAGGTGCTGTTCTTCATTGTTAGTGGCTCGCCAAGTCTCAATAGTATCTTCGCGCCATACTCTGTAATAAACCTCAGTTTCAGTGTGACTAATGCGGTCTACTGATTCCCTAACCTTTAAGTAGACTAGCTTATGTCTGCCACTAGCTGTACGCTCATACTTCCAATCAAATACATTTTCGGGGGTGATTAGAGTTATATAAGGTCTAATCTCTTGCTCTAGTTCTTCTGCCCTTGTAGATGCATTAGACTGCGGCTTATCAATCATTAGCCAAACGTGACCATAAACGCTAGACCATACCTGCGCCTGTCTCATAAACGCATCAAAGCTACGACCATCTAAATCAGCATCTTTTAAAAATGGTTGCAGTGATGAATCATTAGCTAGGTTGCCAAATGCTCTTGTAGGCGGTACGCGCCATAGAAAGCTAGAGTAAATGTGGACAATGTTCTTACAGTGATTGTCCATTGGAGTAAGGTCTAAACGCCTTGCATATTCGTCTTTGTCTTCTGAGATGTAGCTTGTTAGGTAGCCACCATCTTTATAATCTTCACCACCCATGTAGCTTCTTAGATAAAAAGACCATCTGTGCTTGTAGTCTTCGTATATTGGGTGTGTGTTGTCAATTACGCTGTTTTCCATCAAGTCCACCTAGTCGGTTGTGTGGTGTTATATTCAGTTCTGATCGGGAACAAATACTCTACCAAATAGCCTAACGCATCATTCATGTGGTCAGTGCCATCTTTATTAGGAATACTTGTACCCTCTTTATATGTCTGTCTTTCTAAACTCTTAATGGTTTGCTTGCACTTTGGGCTAACAAACAAATGCCGTTCACCATCTCCAGATAACAAACGACTGTTTACCGCATTGATTCTATCCCTGACCAATGGGTGAGCTTTCTTCGCCTTAACGCTAAATCCTGCGTTTTGTAAGATCGACAAATCAGTCCGACCACCTGCGCTTGTTTTGCGCTGTCTTGATGCGGGGTCAGGGTAGATAATACAGTGCCGATCAGGATACCTATCCTTTATCTCAGCAACCATCTCATCAGTGTTTGACCCATACATTACAATCTCATCTATCGCCAGTAAGTCTTGTCCATGCCTCAAGCATATAACAGCACTCATTGGGTCTAAGTTGAAATCCATGCCAATATGTAAAGTGCCACCAGTATCTTCTATAGGTTGTACTGACAGTTCTCTACTAAATGCATAATATATCAAACCAGAGTAAGTAACAAATTCTGCGCAGTATTCTTGGTTAAAAGTGCGCTCATCTAAGTCCATTCTGGCTTGTTCTATTTCTTCTTCTGGTACGTTGCCACCATCAATGGTTGTATATTGATAACTCTCCCAACCATCTTGCGCTGTTAAACCTGTTGCCCATAAGTCATAGAAATGGTTTCTGCCTTTAGGCGTACCGATAAACAATGATCTGGTCGGGCTGTCCTCAGTATGCCTATCAGATAAACTTGGTCTAATAACTTCGCTCCAAGTTTCAGGCTTCATATCTGCAAACTCATCTAGCACTACAAAGTCTAATGCTCTACCGCGTAGGTTGTTAGGCTTCTCTGCGCCTTTAAGGCTAATGGTCGAACCGTTAATCAGTTTGATCGTTAACGCTGTCTCATTAGTCTTAGCTATGTATTCTTCTGGGATAGTGTGAATCAGCATATCCCAAGCAATCTCTTTAGCAGAGCCATAGGTGGGGGCGATATACCATACGTTTCTATTCTTACCGCCAATAGCCGCCCTAAGTATTTCTATGGTAGACAAAAACGTCTTGCCAAACCTACGCCCTGCAACAACAGTTCTAAATCTAGCAGGTGATGTAAATATCTCAGTCTGAGGGGTTGTCAGTAGCATTGCTTAATACAATATTCAATGGTGGTATTTCTAAAGGCTCTTGCTGTTCTTCTTTCCAACCGCCCTGCGTTTTCAAATAAAAGATATTAGCTGATACATTACCTGCTTTAGCTAACTGCACTAGGTTACTACCCATGCTTGCTATCTGTTTAACTTTACCCTTTTTATATGCGGTATTTACTTCTGGCTGTCGCTTCTCTACTTCTCTTAAAGTTTTCTCTGTTATACCGAAATAATCAGCTACTTGGCTTTTGTTAAGTACAGCAGATAGTGCCTGTAGTTCTATGATCTGTTGATCGGTAAATACTACTGGTGGTCTGCCGCCCCCTTCGCCTTGTTTGCCATTCTTCATATTTATCCTACATATTCAAAAGATGCTGTTAATCTTTCAGTAGATGTTGCTTTAGTTTTATTGCTAAACCCACTGCTTTTGCCTGCGGGCTGTACTCTTGACGGCTTTCTAACCATAAGCCAGTTTTTAGATTGTTGCAGTCCATGTATAAAATTAGGCGCAGATGTAACAAGTCTTATTCTGCATCCATCTGTTTTGTATTTTTTCGCTAAAACTGACATAAACTTTCCACCTATCCCTATTCCTTGATAATCAGGCTTTACAACTATCCTATGTATTCTTTTGCAGTTTTTCACTTTTGCGTGTGGAAAATGCAAAAAGCTACACCATGCAACTGGTTCACCATCGATTTCTGCAATATATCTATGCGCTGATTTGTTATGTTCAGCACTTAAATAATGAAACTCTTTAAATAATTTCCATTCTGATTGGTCTGCTTTACGGATATTGACTTTAATATCTGGTCGCCTAAGACGCCCCCGATAAAACTCTTTTTTATTGACATCATATACCCAGTCAGGTTCTAACCATTCTTCAATATCATAATGACAAGAAACAGCTATAAATTGTTTATCTTCTTTTCTGATAAATTTTTGTATAGCCGAACTACCAATCTGTGCGACTTGTCTATCAACAACAGATGTAAACTCGTCATATATAACTGGTTTATCAGTTTCCAATATTAAACGCGCCAATTCTGCGCGCATCTTTTGACCGTTAGATAATACACCAAACGGCTTTAACCAATCTGGCGGGCTTGAAAAACCAACCTTTGATAATGCTTCGGTTATTTGCTTTGGCGACAGCCCATCTTCAAAGTCATCAATAATAGTTTTATCAGACCAATCAAAACCTTCAAATAATTCAAAGTCTTTAAATACATTTTTGGCTATAGTTGTTTTACCTGAACCGCTTGCTCCAACTATTAAGCCTATATTCCATTTTTCATCTTCAATCGGTATATTAACATCAAATTCTTTTTTTATAATTGAAGCATCATAATCAAATTGCCCTTTAACCTTTTCTACGCGGAAACTTGATGGAATCTTCGTTTCAATTACAAACTTTGAACTTGGCATTCATACCCCTTTTCTAGTAATTCGTTATAAACTCGTTCCTGATGGCTTTCATCTTTACAGCTAACAATAATATTAAATACTTCTTTATAATCTTCTTCTTCTAATTCTGGCTCAGTTTCTTCCAAGCCGTCTATAATTGCTGACAATTCATCATCATCAAACCCAAGCAAAGATAGATCAATATCATCGCCTATATCCAACATTTCTAACTTTAACGCCTCATAATCCCAATCAGCATTTAAAGCTAATTTATTATCAGCAATGACATAGGCTTTGCGCTGTGCTTCTGATAATCCTTTTAATGTTATTGTTGGCACTTTGTCCAAATTTAAAACTTGGGCGGCTTGCAATCTACCATGACCTGCTATTATACCATCTTGCTCATCTATTAATATCGGGTTAGTAAAACCAAACTCCTTAATACTAGATGCTACTTGCTGAACCTGTTGTTCGCTATGTGTTCTACTATTATTGACGTATGGTATTAACTCCCCAGTTTCCCTATAGTTTATTTTCAACATTACAAATCTGCTCCGAACACCTGTCTGGTATTCATCTTGGGGTTCTTGATTATTATATCATGCTCTTGTGGTGGTAGTCCTTTGGTGCGGCAGTCAACCGCATCTTTCCAGAAGACTAATGCTGTTTTGATCTGATGCCCTGCACTAGGGTTCTCGATTAGGCTCTGGGTGATCTCGTCTAGCTTAGACAATAGATCAGTCCATCCGTTCTCTTTACAAGTGTTGATCTTGTTAGTTAGCTCTAGGCTCATCATAGTAGTTACCTCATTATTGGTTCTATCTATCGCCTATATACTATAACTAATGCTTTACAGTCAAG